ATGATTAGCATCGAGCATTCTATTCTTAAAAACCTCATCGCTAATGAAGATTACACTAGAAAAGTGCTGCCCTTCATTAAAGAAGAATATTTCGATGACGGTAATCAGAAAGTTCTATTTCAGGAGTGTAGAGATTTCATTACTAAGTATGATGCTCGCATCTCATATGAGGCCTTGTCCATTGAGGTGCAGAATCGTAGCGATCTAACTGAAAGTGACTATACTGAGATTTCTAAACTCATCGATAGACTTCGGTGTGATGAAGAAGATCAGCAGATGAATTGGTTACTTGATACTACTGAGAAGTGGTGTCGAGATCGTGCCATTTACTTGGCATTAATGGACTCTATTTACATTGCTGATGGTAAAGATTCCAAGAGAGATCGTGGAGCAATTCCAACCATCTTGCAAGAGGCTCTCGCTGTTTCATTTGACAATCACATCGGTCATGATTACTTACAAGATTACGAAGAGCGGTACGAATCTTATCACCGCAAAGAGGATCGTATCCCGTTTGATCTCGAATACTTTAACAAGATTACGAAAGGTGGTCTTCCTAACAAGACTCTTAATGTCGCTCTTGCTGGGACAGGTGTTGGTAAGTCTCTTTTCATGTGTCATATGGCTAGCGCCTGTCTGCTTAACGGACGTAATGTGCTTTACATTACAATGGAGATGGCAGAGGAGAAAATTGCTGAACGTATTGACGCAAATCTCCTGGACGTAAACATTCAAGATATTGTTGATATCCCTCAGAATATCTTTGCTAGAAAAGTTGACAAACTTGTATCAAAAACTCAGGGTAGCCTTATAATTAAAGAGTACCCAACTGCATCTGCACATGTTGGACACTTTAGGGCACTTCTTAACGAACTTGCACTTAAGAAGTCATTCCGTCCTGATATTATTTTCATTGATTACCTTAATATATGTGCTTCCGGTAGATATAGCAAGATGGGTAATGTCAATTCATATTCTTATATTAAGGCAATTGCAGAGGAACTTCGAGGGTTGGCTGTTGAAGCAAACGTTCCTATCGTTTCTGCCACTCAGACCACTCGTTCTGGTTATAGTAGCAGTGATGTTGAACTTACTGATACTTCAGAGTCCTTTGGTCTTCCTGCTACTGCTGATCTTATGTTTGCCCTTATTAGCACTGAAGAGTTGGAGGGGTTGGGACAGATTATGGTGAAGCAATTGAAGAACCGTTACAATGATCCAACGATCAATAAACGTTTTATTGTTGGTGTGGATCGTGCAAAAATGAGGTTGTATGACTGTGATCAGTCTGAAGGTGGGTCTTTGATTGACGCTGGTGATGAAGAAATTACAACGTCGATCAGAGACGATAAGAAATCTAAGTTTGCGACTTTGAATTTCAGTTGACAACAGCAGAAAAATCTGATAGTATACTAATGAACTAATTAAATTTCATGGCAGACTTTACAAAGTACACTAATTTCGTTAATGAAGTTACCAGTGCTCCCTCTAAAAATTATTATGATTTTGCCCAGCGTCTGGCTCAACTGAATAATGAAGAACTGCCTATTGAGCGTCTTCTGACTGCTGCTGTTGGAATCAATGCTGAAGGTGGTGAGTTCATGGAGATCGTCAAGAAGATTATCTTCCAAGGCAAACCCTGGAACGAAGACAATCATGAGCACATGATTATTGAACTGGGTGATATTATGTGGTACGTTGCTCAAGCTTGCATGGCACTGAATGTTTCTATGGAAGAGGTTCTAAATAAAAACATTACGAAGTTGTCTAAGCGTTATCCTGAAGGAACGTTTGATGCATACTTCTCTGAAAACCGCTCTGCTGATGATAGGTAAGTAGGGTAACCCGTTTCTAAATAAAAGAAACCCCAAAGGTCGATGGCTCTTAATAAAGGACTTGCTTTTGAACATGCAGTAATGTATGCTGCTATGTCAAGAATAAACTCTAGAGACAGGGATCAACAACAAGCCTTTGAAGAAGCAGCTGCTAGATGGTCGGAGATCCCACAAGAGATCAAAGATAAAGCAACTGAAATTGTACTTGATTTGGCACCAACCCTCAAGAAAGAACAGCAGAATTTTTTTAAGTCCTTTAAAAAAATGTCTGGTGGTGATGAACCAAAAACAGATATTCTTTTCAAAAAGGGTGGTGTAAAGTACAAATGCTCGATGAAATGGGGTGATTCTTTTCAATTGAGTAGCGGTGGAATTGATAACTCCACTTCAGTCTTAACTAAAGTTTTGAGGAAATGCGCCGCTGACATTGGTAAAAATGGAATGACAGTAGATGAGTTGGGAACTCTACAATTAATTCTTGAACAAATTGCCAATAAATTTGAAAATGCTTCTGGAACTATGACAGCTCCAGAAGCAGATAGGATCATGGCAGATGTTACAAAAGCAGGTGGACTTAATGAACAACTTCAAGACATTCTAGGATCTAGGAAAAAAACTCCTGGTCAAGCATACGAAGCGTTCAAATTTGAATTGACAAAAGAATGTATGACGGGAGAAATGACATTTGCTAGTGATAAAGATAAAGCAGCAAATTACTTATTGACTGAAAATGGACTCAAACCAATTAATGATGCGGCAGTTCGTGAGGTGATGGGAAAAGCAGGAGTTAGATTTTCTAAAAAAGGAAGAGGAACTGACAAAACAACTGGTGTCCGTAAAAACGCAATTACCATTAGATACGAAGTCTGATACCAGTTCTCAAACTGTCCACCACCTTGCCAAGCGGGGTGGTTTTTTGCTATAATGGCCATATGAAAAACACCCACCTAGAGCACCCCGAAGACTCTATTCTCTCTGGAGATCTGTCGGTGCTAGATTTCTTGACTGCCAAGGATCACTTGGTAACGATCAAGTGGGATGGTTCCCCTGCTCTGGTGTGGGGTAACTGCCCTTCTACTGGTAAGTTCTTTGTTGGAACTAAGTCTGTGTTCAACAAAGTTAAGGTCAAGGTCAATTACACTCATGCTGACATTGAGCGTAATCACGGTGACGGCCCTGTTGCTTGCATTCTTCATGTTGCTCTTGAAACTCTCCCTCGCCCCGAAACGGGATATGTTCAAGGAGATTTTATTGGGTTTGGTAGCAACAGTGTATTCAAACCTCAGTTGATCGAGTATGTTTTCAAGAAGATCAACCATGATCCAATTATTGTAGTGCCGCACACTTTCTATGAAGGGCCTTTTTCGGATCCTGTTTGTTGTTTTTCTTCTCCGTTCGATAAGAATCAAGCATGTCTTATCGATAGTCCTTCAGTTACTGTGCGTTATAAGCGTCTTATTCTTCAAAAACTTAAGGCAAAACTCATTGCCAAGTTCGCCAAGTTTGCAGAACCAAAGTCGGCTGCAGCAATCAAGACTCACATTAACAAATACATCCGTGCCACTGGCAAATTACCATCTGCCCGTGTGATGTATGAAGAACTTCCTTCTAAATATAAGGGTGAGGTTAATGTCAATCTCTTTAGGTTGTATTTGTCTGTATATTCGCTCAAGATGCAACTGTTAAGTTGTGTCCATGACGACTCTAAATGGTTGGTTGAGTGCTTTATAATGGGTAAACCAACCACTCATGAGGGTTACGTTATGACGAGCAATGATCAAACTTACAAGATCATTGATCGTACCACTTTCAGTTACGCTAATTTTACCACCGCTAAGTCCTGGAACTGATTCATGAAAAAGTTCAGCGAATTTCTCCTTTCCGATTCTACTTCTGTGAAAAGCAACGTAGTTAAAGAGCAGGAAGAAGTGGCTCCTGAAGATTCTGCTCCCGAAGTCGAAAAGACTCGTGGATCGATTACCATTGGATTTGGGCGTTTCAATCCCCCCACTTCTGGACATGGTAAACTTTGTGATGCTGTAAAGAATGTTGCTGGTGAAGGAGAGTATCGTATCTATCCTTCTCACAGTTGTGACAGCAAGAAGAATCCCTTGGATTGTGAGGAGAAAGTTAACTGGATGAAAGCATCTTATCCTGATCACGCAAGTAACATTGTGTATGACAGTAAGATGAAGACCATCTTTGATGTATTGCAGGCAGCACATAATGGAGGATACCGTTCGGTCAATCTCGTGGTGGGTTCTGACCGACTCAAAGAATTTGAGAGGCTCGCAAACGATTACAACGGGCAACTCTATAGTTTTGATAAGATTAACGTTATCTCTGCAGGGGACAGAAACCCAGATGCCGAAGGTGTCGAGGGTATGTCTGCTTCCAAATTACGAAAGGCAGCTGCAGAAGGAGATTACGAAACGTTCGAGAAAGGACTTTCCAAGAACCTGAAGCAGAATCAGAAGAAAGAACTGTACAACTCTGTTCGTTTGAATATGGGTGTAGTTGACGTTGAGGAAGAGGTTGAACTCTGGGAGATTGCTCCTAAGTTTGATTGGAGGAATCTTCGCGAGAACTATCTCAATAAGAATATCTTTAACGTCGGTGATTTTGTAGAGAGTGTTAACACTGGTCTGGTAGGAAAAGTTATTCGTAGAGGAACTAACTATCTTATCTGTGTAACCAAGGAAGGATATCTGTTCAAATCCTGGATAAAAGATCTCTCCGAAGTCAATCTTATTGGAACTAATTCCTATCGAGAATACGTTCAGGGATTAACTCCACGGGAGAAAATTCAGTCCTTCATAAATAAGAGTAAGAGAAGGTCTAGAACTGCCCGTTGAGAATATGAAGAGCACATTCTTTGAAGAGCTCCCCGCGAGAAAGAATCCACAGTTTCAACCTGGCAGCCCTAATAGTGCTGCTGAGGGCCCTAAAGGTGCAAACCCTAAGGGAGGTACTGATCAGGAAGCCTCTGCAAAGAGGATTCGTCAGGCAGTTTATGACATTCGTTATCGTGCTCGTCGCGAAGAACTTGAATTAGAAGCAGCGTATAACCAATACATTGGTAATACATCTATGACTGCTCCTGAGAAAGCCGCGGTTCGTGAAAAACTTTTTGGTGAGTCTTTCGATATGCTTGGCGAAG